GGAACAATATGGTCAACATGATGCTCTACACCAGTATCTTCTGTACGCACTTTACGCATTGTGTACACTTCATCAAGGATAAACGCATCATCTTCTGTAGTCCAAGCAGGCGTGGCATTTAATAGTGTTGCTTTACGCTTTGCCGCATATTGTACCCACTTGTACTTGCACTTGTTGTAGTACTCTTTGACCATCTTTTTAGTTGATTCTTTGTTTCGGGCTATGTACGCTGAAGAATCTTCTTTTGAGCATTCTCTGCATTTGCTATCCCGAACCCACCGTTCAGCCACATGACCACGGCAACATTCCTTTCCTGTGAAGTAGGTTTTCATACCTAAATTGATAGCATCTTTCTTGGAGATAATACTGCTCATCCTGCGATCTCCATGAGTGTCATAGTAGATATGGTTCTGGCAGTATAAGCCGCATCACCATTGCTATGATCCGTATTTACATAAATTGTTTGTGTAGATCCCACCCCTTGAAATAGTCTAACGGAGTATGTAACGCTAGAAGTAGTATTGGGTTCATCTAAAAAAGTTATTGCCATATGTTGTTGACCGTTTTGGTTAGTATGGTGTTGCATAGAAGTTATTCTACTTCTACTTCCATCCGCATCTCCTCTTGCAATAGGACTACCATTTCTGTGCAAAACAAAACCAATATCATGGTCACTTGTTCCTGAAGCATAAGAAAGTCCTACGTTCAAGTGAACAGTTACTAATATTTTATTAGAAGTAGAGCTTGGCGTAATTGATGGGGTCAAACTAGGAACGTCTGTTCCAGAGACAGAGTTAGCAGATTGTGACTGTGAGAATGTATCTGTTTTTGTTGCGCTAACAACCTGCACCACGCTCCCGCTAGGAAGCTGAAGGTTAGGCGCACTGATCTTACTCTGGAGATTCGGGGCGATGTTGTCTACATAGAGTGTTGTCATCCTGCGATCTCCTGAAGAATAAAGAACTGCTTTCGGTAGACATATATTTGCGGCCCACTAGCATCTACCTTTGATTGAAGTTTATAAGTCGTAGATGAGGTTGAACTAGGCTCGTCCCAAAAACTAAACGTACATGGAACATATATCTGTGATGATCCTCCAGTCCCTAAACTCCAATTACTTCCTCCATTTAGATCTGTGCTATCTCTTAACACTCTAAACTGCCCTTCTGCCGCACTAGTAGTTACATTAATAAAGGCCATCATTGTGCCTATGATAATGCTGTCAGAACTTGTTGGAGTAATATCTAANGTCAAGTTAGTATCTGCAAACGATGTTGAGCCGTGATTAGAAGTAGAAGTAGTAGACATTTTGACAGTTTGAANAATCTGACCTGTTGCCGGAGTAAATCCACCTGCACTAGCATCCAACGTCTGCCCAGACGGGATAATCACCTTGTTCGCATTGGCCCCGCTTGTCGGGCCTTTGAGTGTTTGTACTATGAGTTCACTTGCCATCTTAGATTACCGTCATTGTTCCGTTGACTGTGATGGTAGCATTAACTGTCACTGGCCCTACCATTGCCGCATTGTCGCCGCTAGGGATTGTGATTTCTGTATCAACGCTATCATCGTTTGAGAAGTAACCTAGTTCCATCTTATTGTCTGGAGCTTGAATACCTGTTGTGCCNTTGATTTGTTACTGCCATCTTAGATCACCACATACCTTGAGCCAGTAGGAACAGTAACTACGACACCTGTGTTGACCGTTACCGGCCCAACAGTCATCGCATTACTACCGCTTGTAATTGTATAGTCAGCCGTCACAGTCTGCCCATTCTCATAAAAGATCTGATCAGAACCACCGCCAGTGGCTCCACCGCCACCGCCAATCGCTCCCCAAGCAGAACCGTCATAGCCTTCAAAGCTACTTTCTTCGCTGTTGAATCGTAGGTAACCTGCTGAAGGACTACCATCACGTTCTGCTGTTGTACCGGCGGGCATCTCTGCGGAGCCTGTATCAGATGTCTTAGTGACTGAGTTGACACTAGGGTCTACGTCTTGCCATGCAGAGCCTGTCCAGACAAACATGTTGCTCGATGTGCTGTTAAAGTACAGAGCACCAGTAATAAGAGCATCACCGTCGTTGTCTAATGTAGGAGCAGATGCTTTAGCACCTAGATAGCGGTCATCAAAGCTGTCGTAAGCCGCTTCTGCGTTTGTAGCCGATGTAGAGGCCGCTGATGCTGAGTTAGACGCTGACGTAGCCGATGTAGCCGCATTAGTCTCTGAAGTTGCAGCATTGGTTTCTGATGTAGAAGCGTTTGCTTCTGAGGTACTAGCCGCTGATGCAGATGCAGCAGATGCTGTTGCTGACGTACTAGCATTCGATGCCGAGGTTGAAGCAGCGCTGGCAGAGTTAGAAGCATTTGTAGCCGATGTAGCTGCATTNGTTTCGCTTGTGGCTGCGTTAGTAGCCGATGTCGAAGCGGCTGATGCGCTGGATGATGCTGAGGTTGCACTAGAAGACGCTGACGCGGCGCTAGAGGCTGCATTGGTCTCTGATGTGCCTGCGTTAGTTTCAGCCGTCTCAGCGCCTGCTTGAGCTGTTTCAGCTGCTGTTTGAGCTGTCTGTGCAGCATTCTTATAAGATTCAACTAAGCTTTCAGAGCCTGCGGCGGCAGTAGCTGACGAAGCCGCAGCAGTTGCTGAAGAGGCGGCGGCATCTCGTGCATTTTCCGCATCCTGAGTTAGCTCTGTGACAAGGTTAATGGTGATATCGCTGTTAGCGTCACCTGCACCACCTGGGCCACGATAAATTGCCATTGATCTCTCCAGTATAGAATAGGGAAGGCTAGAGAGCCATAGAGACTCCCTAGCCTAGATAGTCCTTATGCAGGTAGTGCTACGACTACGCCTGATTCTGGACGAATAACTTCAACACCATAGAGAGTGTCAGAAGTGAACAGAGTAGCGAGGTACTCTTGCTTGTATTGGGTCTGTGAACGTACACCGACCTGCTCAGCAAGAACCATAGCGTCCTTGTGGAACAAGATGCCACCTTTAACGCCTGACTCAAGAGTTGGAGCGTTAGAAGTAACGTATACGTCGATGCCGTACAACTGTCCGATTTGACCGTTGTTAACACCACGACCGTTTACGAAGTCAGAAGACATGTAGCGGTCGATGCCCATGATAGTGTTACGCGCTGATGGAGGTACGATCAATGCGCGGTTGTCCATAGGAACATCAGCGTCATCTAACTCTTGTACCAAACCACGGAAAGCAGCGTCGGTGAAAGCACCTACGTCAGCAGTACCGTCAGCGTCGTACGCTTCGATTACACCAGAAGTGGTGTTGATCTGGTANGCGTTGTTGTGAACCCAAGACGAGCCATCACCGTTACCAAGTGACTTACCAAGAACGAACAAGTCGTCGTCGACCTGCTTAGCAAGAGCATAACCTGCGTCGTCTGTATAGAAACGACGAAGTGAAGCCAATGCTTGTGCTTCGGTAATGTCTTCGATCAAGCGCGAGTATTCGTAGTGCTTGTCGATAGTAACAACAACTTCTGACTCAGTTGAAGTCTGAAGTGTTACTTGTGTTTCAGAAGTCTTTGCAGACGCTGCACCACGAGACGGCTTAGGAATATGAAGAGTGTCACCCTTCTTTCCTGTCATAGGCATTTTGTTTACGAGGTTGGCAAGAACAAGATTCTTCTTGTATGCCGCTACGATTTCGTCACTCCACAGCTCTGGAATAAAAGTTGCAGCTGTAGTATTGGTGACGGAGTTAGTTGGAGAAAATTCACCAGCCATGTTAAGCTCCTTTCAGAATGGGATTACCTAACCCGCTTCTCTGCATAAGCTCGCTGAATTTCGTCAGCCATACTCATATATCGATCAGGGTCAGTTTGCATTAGTTTAATTAAGTCAGCCCGACGATAGACTTTCTTGCTAGGTGATTCACCTGATCCCGACACAGCGCCTGTAGAGGCAGCTCTAACTTGTTCTTTCCTAGCAGTGCGTTCGTTTGATACAGCCTGTGATGAATACTGTTGACGCTCTTTCCAGAGGCTTAACAGCTCGTCAGCAGCATCAGTATCGTACTGTGCGTCTGCTTGTTGGAACANTTGCAACCGAATCTTAGAATTTGAAACCCACTTCTTAAACGCATCCTCACCAAGAACTGCCTGGTAGTCGGGGTGTTTAGCTTGCAGATCAGCTAGAGCTTGCGCTTGTCGCATCTGCTGTGAAACGGTTTCAGCTTCCTTAATCTTAGGATGCTTAGCCAAAGCTTGTTCTAGTGCTTTGTCAGGGTCTGAGAACCAATCTAGCGGTTCTTCTTCGTCTTGCTGNGGGGCAGCTTTTTGTGTNTCAAGTTGTGACTTTACGAAGTCGTCTACGATAGTTCGTAGTTCACCAACCTCAGAAGACTGTCGTCCTAGAAGCTTCTCAGCTTCCATGTGCATCTTAGCAATCTCAATATCAGATTTGCCTCGATACTTCTCTGGCAGTTCGTCTGTAGGTGAAGGTTGATTTTGGTTGGCCTGTTCAGGCTCCTCAATTACTTCTTCTGGGTTAACATCTTCGATCTCAGCATTAAGATCTTCGAACTCTTCGTTTTCTTCTTCTGGTCGCTCGTCAATAAAAGTAGCCATAAAACTCCGTGCATAATCGCATTGTGGAAGTAGCCTTTTAAATATGTAAGGGCTCTTACGAGTTTGCCTTACGCTCTTTCAGTATCTTCTTTTCACGATCCTTAGCCCACTTCATAGTTGCCCCAGGAAACGAACCGCTAATAGGATCAAGAGATACATTAGGTGCTGACAACATTTTAGTTGTCGGTGCATCACAGACTGGACAGGTTGGCTGTTCGTCAGCGTCTATCCAGTGCTCTGAGATGTGTTGGTTAGCGCATCGAAAATCAAACCGTCTTAACATCGACGTATTCCTGATGTGCTTGTTCAATTGCGTTTTCGAAGCCTTGTAGTCTTCGTAGTACTTTTAACTGGCCCTTCTTTTCTAGAAGGTCATCAAAGTCTTTAACGTAATCGAGAGAATCGAGTCCGATTACCATCTCTTGAATGTCTTCCATAAACAGTTTCCAGCCTGGACGACTAAACAGATCAAAGTAATCTTCGTATTGCTTTTCTACAGTATCCATAGAACCTCAGTAGTATATCACAAGTTTTTCAAAATGTCAAGTCTTTTGTTGACTTTTGGCACGATTTGTGCTAGCTACGAGTTTATTGGACTGCTCCTCCAATGTCTCCAACCGCTTGAAGAGGTCGTTGAACTTGAGGTTGATCTGGTCTAGGACTGTCTGTAGTTCTTGCTTGGTTATCACGAGGTGTCTCCTTGGACATTAGCTCACGTTCTTTGAGTAAGAGTTCTGCCGCTTTCACACGACGTTCAAACTCATCTTTATTCGGATCGCCTTTCATAAGAACATTGATCCGGTCTGTTTCAGCTTCAAACGCTGCAATCTGCGCGTCCGCTGTATTCTTCGATGCACGAGCACGATAGTCTTCGGCAGAGGCACTAAACGCATCTGTCTGTGCTTGTAGTTGAGCCATCTGAGCCTGTGCTGTTGCCTGTTGCATCTGAATTGCTTGTGGATCAGGCTGTGCAGCTTGCTTGAGCTTCTCAATGAGTTCTTCACGGTTAGACAAGTTCATGTTGTCTACGATGGACTCAATCAATGCGGGATACAGAGGCGAGTCAGGCGACATAGTTTGTAAGAGCTGTACTAAC